AGTCTTGCGAGCCTCATCGATGGTACACTGAAAAGCTTTTTGTTTGATTTTAGTACATGCTTGCTTGACGTGTTCCTTGGCTTCATCATTGAGTTGCACATCGAACAAGTATACTTTTGTTTCTTGAGCAAGTGCGCTGATCACATCATCATCAGTATTATCGAGGTTCATGAGGATCTCTGCGGCTGTTGTTTTGGTTGACTCGAATTGTCTTGGGTATGGGTTCGGTGCAGGTTGTTGAGTAGGTTGTTGAGTAGGTTGTTGAGTCGGTTGTGGTGCAGGTAGTTCCTTTGGTGGACGAGTTCCTTCTGTACTAGCAAACACAATGGCATCACGTTCACTCTCATCCTTGATCATGTTCTCTGCTAATTCATCGGGGCTATATGCTTGACCAATGACATCAGGATACACAGATCGACACAATAGAGATGTACAGCGCATCTTGAGCATGAATTTACACATCGTTTTCCAAGCACGTTGCGACAACAAGCCTCTATCAGCCGCGTCTTTTTTAGTGAATGTGAATGTGTGTTCTGGGATATCAAAGTCCATCTCACTACGTCGACGAGTTCCCATTGTACAATATTCATCAGTCCATTCAATGACTCTTACATATCCACAATCATGGTGCTGTCTGACTACTCCGAGCATAGCAGTACCATTGAGTGACGGTTTGCCTTGAATGACGTAAGTGTTTGCGAGTGTCACAGCGATGTTATATTGAAAGTTATGACCATATGTAAGATAAGCTTTGATGTTATCTTCACAGTCTCTTTGATTTCGTGATAAGTTTTGAATGGTTTGTAGTTGGTTTTGATTTAACATAATATGATTCCTTGATTGTTTGTTTGTTTGTTAAAGGTTGAAAAGAGTTTTGAGAACAGTTGACAATTGATCGTCGCTCGCATCAGGACCAATGAATTGATCATATACAATAACGAGTCGAGCAAAGTCTTGGGGATCGATGACAAGTTCTTCAGCAGGGAACTCACCAAGGTTGAACATGATGGAGTCTGCTTGTGATTCGATCATGTCCTTATGTACAACACCCGCATTGATCAAGAACTGAAGATCATGACCTCGACTCTTCTCAATGTTTTGCATAGCTTTGAACAAAGCACGAAGAGTGCTGTCATTGAGAATATCAGAATGCATTGAGACTTCGATGTGTTCCTTTTGAGTCAGCACGTTGATGGTAAGTGATACGGCAAGAATAGCAGCGACAAAGATTGTGAATGTTAACATGATGGTTGATCCTTTCGGAAATCGTTTAATGTGAGTTGTGTATTAGTTAATGCATAAACTGCATCAGATAGTTTGATGGCATTGGCTACTGTCATTGATTGACTTGATAGTCTGTTGCTCAATGTACAGCTTGCAATGTTCATCTCTTGTGCCAGGTCGCTAAATGTTAAGCCTTCTGATTCAAGAGCTGATTTGATTTTGTATTTTGTTTTCATGGTTCCTCCTTATGCCGTCAACACTAACGACTCTTTTTTTGTTTGTCAATAATTATTTTGTAAAATAAAAATAATGTTTGCATGATTGAAGGTGAGCATGTATATAAAGAGCATGGAAGGAGTCACCATGAATGAATTTGAATTACAAACAAGAGTCATGAAGCACAAGTCTGTTAAGCCTGCTGATAAGTTTGCCATGATGTGCATACTTAAATCAGTTGATTGGGATACTTGGCAGGGTAGTGTTTCACAAATGTACATCTCCACTGAGTACAACATCAACAGAAGGACATTAACCAGAACACTCACTCGATTGAGTGAGCTAGGTTGGATCAAGGTCGATGTTATTAGAGTTGGATATGACAAACATCAAACGACAATAACGGTCAATATTAACGCAATAAAACCACAAGGACAAATTGTCCACACCGAGAAGGACAAATTGTCCACACCCATAAGGACAGAATGTCCACACCGAGAAGGACAAATTGTCCACACCGAGAAGGACAAATTGACCACACCGATAAGGACAGATTGTCCCGATCGAGAAGGACAAATTGACCCATATATCAATAATAACAATAATAACAATAAAGATATCAATGAAGATACCAATGAGGATAAGGCTGATGAATCGCTCGAATACGTGACGCGAGCTGAGGCGATTATGTATACAAACAATTTTCATCCACGTGATCTGAGACATTTGGCTGATGATAGAGACAAGGTTCCATTGCATATTTTAAGTGCAAAGAATAAACGATTTGAAATTGATCGACGTGTTGCTGTTGTCGAGGAAGATCGAGGAAGAAAGATGGGACATCATGAGCGCATGAATTTTGATGGCAGTCAACGTGAAGAAGATTCGAAAATCTATCATGCATTTTCATTTGAGTTTAAGAACATAAGAAAGGTCTGGTAATCATGGCAGAATTAAAACGACTAGGTGATGAACCAAAGTTCCAAAGACTATGCGGTCAGCTTATTGCTATTGCTCAAGATGAGGATCGAGTACGTCCCGAGGCTCCTCCTCCTGTACCTGACTGGACTGACATACACTTCGATCAATGGCATGAGCTTGGATTATTGAAGCATGGATATGACAGATACATCAAAGTACATGATCCATATTGTGATTGTACCGAGGGATATGAGTTTGTTCGTGAAGGTGTTACACCATTAGCAATCAGCTGCCGAAATTGTGGAAACCTCCGTAAGTCATTGAACAGACTTGTACGTGCTCAAGTTCCCAATGAAGCGATGAAAGTTAAACTTGAGGACTATGAGTTCGAGAGTGATCAACAACGAGATGCATATGAACGACTTACCTTTTGGCAAGGTGAAGAGAATCAAGCACCATCATCATTCTTTTGGGGTCCTCCTGGTAATGGCAAATCAACGTTGTTATACATCATCGCAAAGGATATGGTATCAAGAGGGTTCAATGTCAAGTATGCTCACCACTATCAAACCTTCCAAGCAGAAAAAAAATCATGGAGCAAGAAGTCAGGATATACACATCTCGACTCTTGGCTTTACAATGTTGACGTGCTTCTATTCGATGAGCTTGGTGGACTTGGTGGAGGCACTAAGAATGCAACAGATTGGTTCAAGACAACCACGATCGAAATGATTGGTGCAATATATCAACGATGGAAGACAGGTAAGATGGCTGTTGTGATGACAACTAACATGTCACCTCGTGAGATACTTGGCAATCTGTTTGATGGAAATAGAGCAGCACTATCAAGGCTTCAATCATTATTCGGTGAACCTATCGAGATGAAGGGACCAGATAGAAGAAACATGTACATCTCTGAGGGATGGTTGAAATAGTGGGTGCTGACCTACAAGTGAATGTATAGTGAGCCGATCATCATTTAAAAAAAAAGAATGATTTCATAAGCAAGTCAGTGGATGCTCGCATCACATAGGGATAGACGACACAAACAAACCACACACCCGCAAGTACTGTACTCCGTCACCCAAGTAATTGCAAGACATTGGAATATAAACATGACTGATGCCTGCATGATGGATCATCTTGGCACACATCAAACAGGGTGAAACACTCACAACAATCGAGCACCCATTCAATGAGACACCCTTGTTGACTGCATTGGCTATGGCATTCATTTCAGCATGATGACAACCCACTTCGGTTGATGTACCTGATGCGATGCATTGATCAGTTCGTGTGCATGTATCTCCTCCACACAATGTCCCTCGTGCTTTTCGAGGAGGACCGTTGAACCCTGCTGATATTGGATTGTTATTTCGATCAATGATGAACGCACCGACTTTGCCACGAGGACAAGGTGACATCGATGCAATAAGTTGAGCGTGTTTCATCCAATGCTTTTGCCATTTCATGATCGATCAATCCTACGTTTAAAAAGTTTTCGATAGGTTTTAGCATATCTCATAAGCAAACACTCAACAAGAATCTCATGTCCTCATCACGACTAAGGATCTCATGAACGGCTTCAGCATAAAAGCGGGTTTCAATCTGTGCATCTTCAGCAAGTCGAAGCTTAAGGAAGTGAATCAATGCTTGAAATGAACACGACCAAAAGCACTGGGTAAACATAGCCAACGGTAAGATCATACGAGCCTGTTCTCGACATACATTCTGATCAAGTAAATCTTGATATGCTTTGAAAGCATGACGACATGCATCCTCATATATCTCACTTGATGCCGATTGATTCATCAATGCTCCTCCACTTCCTTGCTTCACATTCTTGATCGACTCTCGCCATACATCTGGCTTATATATCTCATATGGAAATTCTACATATCGACCGCTCATCTCATTCCAAGCACAACCGACTTGATGTTTTTGCCATTGTCTTATCACGAAGATAGGAGCCTTGATGTGAAAAGTAAATTGAACATGTCTGAAGGGTGACGTGTGCTTGTTCTTCCAAAGATACTTGATCAAGTTCTTATCATTCTCACGAAGCTTGCCGTTGTGACGTTTGCCAAAAGACACACGTGCAGAGTTTACGATTGATGTTGCTGATCCCATTTGATCAACGATCTCAACAAAGCCAAGGCTTTTCTTATTGTTCATTTTTTATCTCCATACTTACTGAGTATACTTTGTTTGATTCGATAATATCTTCCATGTACCGTGTTTAAAATCATACCTGTCTCTTCAACAATCTCCTTGGCTGTGTATTCGTTTTTCTTGTATTCAAGAATATCTTGAAAGCCAGAGCCATCCAAAAAGATCGAGCCAATAGCCTTGTAT